CACGAACGACCCCAAGGTGCTCCTGCACAACGACTGTTTCCGCATCGCCCTTGGGTACACCAACTACGCGTCCATGGCCGACTTGGCCAAGCGCTACAAGGTGCACCGGGCGACCATCTCCTACCGCGTCAAGTGCATCCAAGAGGAACTTGGGCTTCCTCCGAGCATCTACATGCGGTCGGAGCAGACGTGCGAGAACGCCCGCGAGGGACAACTGAGACGCAAAAGATGACCATCCGACCAATCGACATAGCGACCAAGCTGAAGCTGCACAAGGCGACCATCAACACGTTCCTTCGCAACGGCATGCCACTGACGTCCATGGAGGACGCGGAGGCCTGGTATCACGCAAACATCACGCCCAAGAAGCAACGGGAGTCCGAGCCCGAGATGGCCGACGACGACCGGCATTTGGAGGAAATCATCGAGGACCAGAAGAAGCTGAAGAAGCAGTCCTTCGACGAGTACATGAAGGACCTGAAGGAGAGCAACTCCAGCCAGTCCAAGTCATACGCCACCTACGACAAAATCCTAAAGCGGCTCATCGAGCTGGAGGACCGCCTGCACAACCGCCGCATCGCGGCCAAGGAATACATCAAGACCCAGACGGCCATCGACCGCTTCGGCAAGGTGATCCTGGCAATCCGCAACGACCTCATCCAACTTGGTACCAAGCTCGCGGCCAAGGCGAACCCGGACGCCCCGCGGACGGCGCAGAAGGCCATCGAGACGGAAATCAACCGCATCCTTACCCGCATCGCCGGCATGGCCGATGAAGCCTGCGACATTATCGACGTGGCAGAGGCTCCAAAAATCATCGAGATCACGGACGACTCAACTCCCGACGAAACCCAGACCAATGAGCCAAGCGACGGCTGACCAGTTCGAACAGGCCTTGCGGTCGATGCTGGCCCCTGACCCGGACGGCGATATTGTCGAATGGCTGGAGAAGAACGTGAAGAACGTGCCCTACTCTCCGCAGCCAGGGCCTTTCCGCATCGAGTCCACTCCATACCTGGCGCCCATCCTGCGGGCCCTCCAAGACCCAGAGGTTGAACTAATCGTGGTCATGGGCAACGTGCAGTCTGGCAAGTCCATGATCCTTGAGCTCTGGTCGGCCTTCATCCCTAGCCGTACGCCTGGACCTACCCTGCTCCTGCAAGACGTGGACCTGAACGCTCAGGACTGGCAGCAGACCCGCCTGCGCCCGATATGGGAGGCAACCCCATCGACCAAGGAGCGCCTGAGCGAAGCCGGCCGAAGCAAGTGGCATACGACGATGTTCGAACGGAACACCTGCTGGGTGCTAGGGGCCGACAACGATCGAAACCTCCAGCGCCGTTCAATCCGCTTCCTAGGGGGTGACGAGTGTTGGCAGTGGAAGAAGGGTCACTTGACTGAGGCGATGGCCCGTCTGACCGCCTACAAGTGGCAGTCCAAGGCCGTGTTCGTCTCGCAAGGCGGGGTCGAGAACGACGAGTTCACTGAGTTGTTCAACAGCACCGACCGCGGCGAGTATCATTTCAACTGCGTGGCCTGCGACGCTAGGCAGCCTTTCGAGTGGAAGCAGGTAAGGTATCCCGAGGAAGCCAAGAAGGCCGGAGGCTGGGACCTGGACATGGTTCGCTCCGGCACGACCTACGAGTGTAAGTTCTGCAAGCACCGCCACCTTGACCGCAACAGCGTGCGCCAAGAGATGCTCCGCAAGGCCGAGTACGTGCCGATGAACCCGTCGGCCCCTCGCGGCCGCAAAGGTTTTCATTTTAACGCCCAGGCGATGCTCTTTGGCCTATCGTGGGGAGATCAGGCCGTCGAGTGCATCGAGGCCGCCCAATCCTTCGACCAAGGCGGGGACGACTCTAAGCGCCGGGAGTTCAAGCAGAAGCGCGAGGCCCTGCCATGGTCCGATGAGCCAGACGAAGGCGGCGGCGAAGTCCTGCCTAGCGGCTACCTGCTTGGAGAGGAATGGCTGGAGGAAGCGGCCAGCATGAACAGCAAGATCGTACCCCCGCCATACACAGCGGAAATGAAGGCCAATGCGCAGTTCCAACGGCTCCGCTTCATGGCCGTTGACGTCCAGCGCAAGGGCTTTTACGCCATCGTCCGTTCGTGGTCGATGGACGGAAAGAGCCGGATGGTATGGTGGGGGTACCTGGACACATGGGAACAGCTGCGGGCCGAGCAGATCAGGCTGGAGGTCCCGTCCATCTTCACGTTCGTGGACTCCGGCGACGGACCGAACATGGACGAGGTGTACCGCAACTGCGCCCAACACGGCTGGAACGCCACCAAGGGCTCAGGAAACACGGACTTCCCATGGAAGGTCCAGACGCCTTTCGGCACCAAGATTGCCTACCGCCCTTATTCGCCGGCCAAGATTGTGCAGGTCGGCAAGCAGTCCTGCCGTATGTTCATGTTCTCCAACCTGGTGCTGAAGGACACCATCACACGCCTACGCAGGGCTGGCCATCACACCTACCCGCAGGACGCCGGCGACGAGTACCGCAAGCAGATGCAGTCCGAGCACCGGAGCAGGACTGAGACTGGCAAGCCCATCTGGCTCCAGATTGGCGACCGACCTAACCACCTATGGGATTGCGAGGTCATCGGCATCCTCCCCGCGCTCATGGCCAAGCTCGTCGGCCGAGGTAAGAACAAGAACGCAACCCAAGACGAAAAAGCCGACAAGCCTGTTGACAACGCCGGCTGAACCGTCGATGTTCAACGCAAGGGTCGGCCTGTCTTGGACTCGTTGGTGGCTCTGACGACGTACGCATGGGGGCGGGCCGACCCCCACTTTGACTTACGGCAAAGTGCATGGCTTTCGTGCATTATCGCGGCTCCACGTCGCCCAAGGGTATTTTCATGACCCTTGAAGTGCCCGTTATCGAGGCAATCATGGCCAAAGCCGTTGCCCTCATCACCGAAGGCAAGACGGTCATGGAATACAAGGACTCCGGCACCGACGTCCGCAAGGACTTCGCCCTGGACCCGCCCACCGTGATGCTGGAGTGCCGTTATGCCCTCCAGATCAAGAACCCCCAGAAGTATGGTGCCATCGACCGCACCCGTGTTGGCAACTTGCTAAACAACTTCCGAGGCCTCTGATTTTATGGCGCGCAAAACCACCACGAAAACCACCAACAAGAAGAAGGATACGGTAGGCCACGAACCTAACGTCCGTCGTCAGGCGACTGGCGGCCCTGGCATCTTCTCGAACTTCGAAAGCGCGAAGTTCTCCAACAAGCGTTCTTGGATTTGGTCGTCTTGGCCGACCGACTTCAAGAAAACGATGACGGTTTTCGACCGTCTCGAAACCACGCGCAAGATGCGCTGGATGGAGTTGAACGCCGGCCTTATCAGGCAGGTCATCAACGACATGGCCATCTACTCCGTGGGTGGTGGCATCCGCGCCCAAGCCCGCACCGGCAGTTCCGTCATCGACCGACAGTACGAGGAATACTTCGAAAACTGGGCCCGAAACCCCTGCGACATTACCGGTCGTTTCAACCTGTACGAGCAGCAGTACATCATCTCCCGCCTCATCGACCGAGACGGGGAGTGCTTCCCCATCAAGACCCGCGACCAGATCGGGCGTTGCCGCATCCAGCTCATCGAGTCCCACCGCGTGTCCAGCGCACAAAGCGGCGCCCCTCCCCCCAACGAGGTGGACGGCATCATGTTCGGCCCGTACGGACGTCCCATCTTCTACAACGTCATCCGTTCTGACGGTTCCAGCCGCCGCGTACCTGCCGGCGCCGTGATGCACGTCTATGAGCCCGAGGTGGCCTCCGGCGCCCGCGCCTACTCCCCTCTCCAGCACGCGATCAACAACATCGTGGACATGCTGGAAATCCTGTCCTTGGAGAAGTTCGCGGTGAAGATGAACAGCGACATTGTTCGCACGCTGACCCGCGAGGTCGCCCAGTTCGACGGCGCCCAATCCGACTTCGAAGCCTTTGGCATGAAGCCTGATGGGTGGTCTGGCGATGGTCAGACCAACCCCAACGAGGCCTCGACGTTCATCGGCGGCAAGATTTTGGCACTCGCCCCAGGCGAGAAGCTTGACTCCTTCCAGTCGAACCGCCCGAACGCCACGTTCGTAGGGTTCATGGAACACCTGGTCCGCGACTCCTTGGGTGGCGTGCTACCCTATGAGTTCACGGCCGACCCGACCAAGGCCGGCGGCGCTTCCATGCGCCTTATTGTCGGCAAGGCCGACCGTAAGTTCGCCCAGCGTCAGCAGGTCATCATCAACCGCTTCCTGAACCCCGTCTGGGGCTACGTCATCGGTGACGCCATCGCCAAAGGCGAACTGCCCGCCCATGACTGCTGGAACAAGGTCGTCTGGATCACTCCGAAGCGCGTCACCGTGGACGCCGGCCGCGACGCCGCCCAGAACCGAGCCGACATTGAGTTCGGCATCAAGACCATCGGCGAGAACTGCCAGGAGGAAGGCGAACACTTCTCGACCCTCATCCGTCGCCGCGCCATCGAGGCCGCGGAAATCAAGGCCATGGCCGAACAGTATGACGTCCCGCTGTGGATGATCTACAAGCCGTCGAACGTTGCCCTTCCTGACGTCAACGCCAACGGCACGCCCGGCAACGAGGAAGCCGATGACGACGACGCCAAGGAGGAAACCGAGGAAAAGAACGAGGCCAAGCGCGAGTTCGACCGCCTTGAGGGCGAGGAACACGTCCTCGATGGGGCGGTAGGGGACTGATTTCCTTTTTATTTTTTTATCCCCATATGAACCATATCATCCAGTCAATCCGCAGCTCCGAGCCTGTCATGATGCACGAGGCATCCCTGCGGGCCTATGTGGATAAGGTCGAACGCGCCGAGGCCATGTTCCAGGCGTCCAACGAGCCCATCGAGAAGGTCTTTGAGATGGTCTTTGGCAAGCGCCCGAAGATGGTCAAGATGGGCCCTCTTGCCTACATCCCGCTGAACGGTGTCATGGGCAAGGGCCTGACCACGCTGGACAAACTATCCGGGTCCATCGACGTGGACGACCTCTCCGATTGGGTGGACGAGGCCATGGCCGACCCTGACGTGAAGGTGCTGTTCATGGACAACGACAGCCCTGGCGGGTCCGTTCGCGGCCTGTATGAGCTGGCCGACAAGTACCATGCCGCCGGCAAGTCCAAGCCCACCGTTTCCTACACGGAAAAGCGGTCCTGCTCCGCGTCGTACTACGTGGCCTCTCAGGCCAATGAGTTCTACGCTAGCCCGTCCTCCGAGGTAGGCTGCATCGGCACGATCATGTGCTGGCCCGACGTCACCAAGGCCTTGGAGAAGGAAGGCATCAAGATGGAAGCAATCTACTCCGGCAAGCACAAGGCCGCGTTGTTCGAAGGCATCCCGCTTAGCGACGCCGACCGCAAGATGCTCCAAGATGAGGTCAATGACCTTCACGGAGAGTTCAAGGGCAAGGTTAAGCGCGTGCGTACCAGCGTGGCCGATGCCGACATGGAAGGCCAGTCGTTCGTCGGTCGCGTCGCCGCCCAAAAGGGCCTCGTGACCGGGCTGAAATCCAGCCTCCGCGAAGCCATCGAACACGCCATAGCGACCCACGCCGTTTGACAGTCGGCTATTTGAAACATCATGACCCTCGAAGAACGCCTCAACTCGCTGAAGGAAGCCTTCACCGGCAAGACCGCCGAAGCCGAAGCCGCCTCTAAGGACGCTGTTGCCGCCAAGGAGGCCCTCGCGGCCGCCGAGGCTAAGACCGTTGAAGCCACCTCCCTGGTGGAAGCCTTGACGAACGACAAGACGGCTCAGGCCGCCAAGATCGCGTCGATGGAAGCGTCCCTCAAGGAACTCACCGAGAAACTGACCGCCATCACCGCCGAGAAGGTCGCCCTCGAAACCGCTGCCATCTCCGCCGGCAAGAAGGCCGCCCAGATGGCTGCCGACATGGGCGTTGAGCCTGTCGAGGTCGCCCCCATCAACCAGAACGCTGGTGGCAAGTCCGACGGCGAAATCGCTGAGGAATGGGTCGCCATGAAGCAGAAGGATGCTTCGGCCGCCGCCAAGTTCTACGACGCCAACCGCCCGGCCATCATCCGCGCGTCCGGCATCAAGTAATCACTCTCCCCTAAATAATAAAATACTATGGCTACCAATGCTATCGGAGGCTTGACCCTCCAGCTCGTCGCGGAAGAAAGCCTGCGGACCCTCGTTCCGCAGCTCCAGCCGCTTACCAAGATCGCTGTCACCGACTTCGGCTCCTACGTGGCTGAACGCGGTACCACGGTCCACACCCGCTACGCCGGCAAGTTCACGGCGTCGAACTACGCCCGCGCCACCGGCTTCGTCGAGTCCAACGCGACCTCGACGGACGTTCCCGTGACCCTGGTTGACCAGAAGCACGTCACCGTCGCCTTCACCGACTACGAAGTGGCGACGCTCTCCCTCGACCGCCTCAAGCGCCTGTTCATGGCTCCGATGGCCAACGCCGTCGTCAAGTCCATGTTCGACCAGGTGCTCACCAAGGTTGATACCGACTTCACCGCTGGCTACTCCGGCGCCCAGTCGTCCTTCAACCGCATCGCTGTCTCCAACATCGCCAAGAGCCTGACGCTCGCCAATCTTCCCCAGGAAGGCCGTTCGGCGCTCGTCTCTCCCGATGCCTACCAGCAGCTCATCTCCGACCCGGTGATCGCTCAGGCCTTCTCCATCGGCACCTCCGACGTCATCCGCGGCAACCGCCTCGGCATGATCCACGGAATCGACTTCTTCGAGTACAACGGCTTCGACGCCGCTGGCATCGAAACCGGCCTCAATGGCGTCGTCTCCTGCCGCGAAGGTCTTGTGGTCGTCACCCGCGTCCCCGCTGCCCCGACCACCGGTGGTGGCGAACAGACCATCGTGACCGACCCGGACAGCCAGTTCTCCTACGCCCTCCGCTACTGGTACGACTGGTCCGCTGGTCTGCACAAGCTGTCGGCCACCTGGCTCATCGGTTCCGCGAAGGGCAACCCCGACGCGCTCCAGAAGATCACGTTCACGTCGTAAGCGATTTCGTAGGGTTAAGACCCTACAACGCGCCAATGCAGAGGGCACCTCTATCGTGGGGGTGCCCTCCCTTTTTTTGACCTACGGCGAAAGACGTGGCCTCAATCTACGACGATTTCATCGCTGACGCCAAAGCCATCCTGGACGAAGTTGGCAAGGATGTGACCGTCAAGGTGCCCCCGTCTGGTACCCCCGTCGTGTTCAAAGCCATGATCACTCAGCCCATGGTGCTTCAGGACATGGACACGGGTGGCTTCCTGAACCAGACCACCTTTGAGGTGAAGTTCCTGCGGACCGATTTCACGGTTAATCCTGGCATCATCGCCTTTGGCCATATCGTCACCTATTCTGGCTCCGAGTACCGCATCGTTGCCTTGGCTGACCGGCCGCCCTCCGCTTGGGTGATTGCCAGGGTCCAGACCAAGGTTCAATGATCGTACCCGGATACAACGGGGTTGACGTAAGGGTTAACGTAGAAGTTGACGCTGAAGGCCTCAAGAAGCACCTGCAAGCCTATGCTCAAATCATGGGCATGGCCGTTTCCAAGGTATTGAGGAAACAAGCCCGTTTGTTCTGCCAGGACATGATAGACTATACCCTGCCCGTAGAAAACGGCCCAGGGACCGGCCACGGGGGTACAATGGGGGCAAAGAAGATCACCGAGAACAACGTCCGGGTGGACATTGAGCTGGTTTTCGCCCCCCTAGGGTATGCGTCGATGAAATCGGTGGCCGAGTTCGACAACAAAGGGGTATTCAGCGCTTGGCTGCGGGAACGTAAGGCCATGCCCACGGTGGTCCTGCCTGACTTCCTCAAGGACATGGACGTTTTCGATGGGGCCAACCAGTTTCCAGCCTTCCAGAAGTTCGCCTCAAAGCTGAAGAACGACAACGGTGGTGATAACCTGACCATGGCCTATTCAGGCAGCGTCAAGACCCTGCACGAAGCCGCCCGCGGGGGTCCTAGGAACTATGCCACTAGTCCCAACGTAGGACCCGGAAAGACCTATTTCATCACCGACTACAACGCCAAGGTCGAACCATACGTCCGGCAGGTACAGAAGCGCGTAGGCCGCCTCAAGGCCGGCTGGTACACGGCAGGCATGCGCCTCAACTACGGCAACGTCAGGGCCCCGAAGTGGGTCATCAACAACCAATGGGGAACAGGCATCCTGATAGACAACCTTTCAAACGACACTACCCCTTCAGTCACGGTCGGAAACTCAATGCACAAAAGGCATACGGAAATGACCCGAGACGGCATCGCTTGGCTCTGGTACAAGTTGGCCATCCAGCATCGTGCCTATTCCATGCGCGTCGAGATCATGAACCGCCTCATCAAGCAAGGAAACGCCCGTAAGCTGTGGGAACTGTCACAGCCAGGGGGTGCCCTTGCTGGGGGTTATTTTTTCAATCCATGAGCAACGCAATCCGTTCAATCATCGAGGACAAGGTTTCGGCCTACTTCCAGTCGGTCTTTACCGGACCGGACTACGTGGCCGTCCACAAGGGCGTCACGGACGAAACCCGTACCCTGCCCCTCATCATCGTCTATGCCGACTCCGCGCGCCCGGACCCGGCCCTCGGCTCCAACCCTCAAGGGAACTTTAGGGTGGCTCTAAAGGTGTTCATTTATACGTCGGCTGACGACGAGACTCTGGCCACTCATAGGGCCCGCGTGGATGCCGTCCACGCCCTGATGGCCGACCTGCCGGCGCTCCAGGCCTATTGGGGCCCCAACGACGGGCAGCTGTACGCCGCGTGGATCGTAGCCGACGACGAGGGCATGAGCCAGCGCCGGTACGGAAACTCCATCGAGTTCGTCTGCGTGGCCGTCTTGCCTCCGGCTGTTTGACATAAGGCAAATGACATAAACCTATGGCTCTACCTGAAACGAAGGGCATCGCCCACATCTTCGGCCTTAATGGTACCGGCGGCGCCGTTTTCACGGTCCAGTCCGACGACATTTCCAAGAAGCCGAATATCGACGTCGAGGTGAAGGACGAGACTGGCCGCGTCATCACCAATCGCCTGGATGACCTCTTTACCGAAATCAACGTAGAGGGCGTTCTCCTTATCGCTGAACCCACTGCTGTGGTCGGCGGCACCCTTGCCTACGGTGGCGTCAACTACATCATCAAGGAAGTGATGAACCGCGGTACCAATCAGGACTTCCGCAAGTTGAGCATCCGCGCGGTCAAGTACCAGCAGATCACCGTCACCTAAACGACACGGCTGATGAACAGCCGTTTCGCCAAGGCCGTCGCGTACAACCCAAAGACCATAAAGGTCCTGGGTTTTACGCTTTTGCCTATCTGCATGCGGCACCGGGTGGTGCTTGAATACTACAACTCCCCGTTCGTCACGTCCGAGGAACCTACCGTAGAGGACATTATCTTCGCCATCCGCGTCATGTCTACCTTGGACAAGGACGACATGCACCGCGGCATCAACGAGGTCGAGGCCGGCTACATCTTCCTGCTCAAGCAGAACGACGACACTAGGCGCGAGGTCATCGAGCTGATCCGCGAGCACATCATCGACAACAGCAACTGGCCTATCTTCTGGGAGAAGGAGAACAATGGCGCCGACAATGGCATCCCTTGGCACATGAAGGTCGTGGCCAACCTTGTCCGCAACGGCATGGACTACGAGAAGGCCTGGACCATGCCCGAGTCTGAGGCCGTCTGGCTATACACTTGCAACCTTGCCGATGAAGGCACCGACGTTCGCGTGCTTTCCGATGCCGACGAAGCGGCCATGGAAGCCCACAAAAAGGCGGTCGAACAAATGAAGAAGGAGGCGCAAAACAATGTCTGATGACGTAAAAGTGACTTTCAGCGCTGACACCTCCCAGGTGTCGCGAGCAATCCAGACCATTGGCGGGGCCGGCGGAGGCGGCGGTGCTGGCGGCGGCCGTGGTCGTCCTCCTGCGCTACCCCCTCCTAGCGGCCCTCTGGGGCCCTATGGCGGCGGTGGAAGGCGCCGGCGAGGTGCTGGTGACTACATCGACGTCGAAACCGTCCCTGGAGGCGGCGGCGGTGGCAAAGGCATGCTTCCTACCAAGGATGCCGAGGCCAAGTCAGGAAAGTTCATGCCTACCTTTGGCGAGGCTATTTCAGCCATGCGCGTCGTAGGGTCGTTCTTCAACGACGCCATCGACTATGCCGCCAAGGTCAAGTTGGCCTCCATCCGCAGCGGCCAGTCGGTCGAGAGCATCCAGCGCATCACCAATGCGGCCGTCACCCAGGGCATCTCGTTCGACGAGGTGACTAGCGTGCTTACCGAGGGCAACCGTCGCCTAGGTCAAGGCCTGGTCGCCGGCGGAGGCATCCAGCTTGGCCTTTCCCGACTTGGCGTGTCCATGGAACAGATCAGGAACAAGAGCGTCAGCACCAGTGAAGTCCTGATGAAGATGGCCGACCTGTATAAGCAGACCGGCGACGACATTCAGATGGCCAACCTTGGCGTCAGCATCTTCGGCAACAGTTTCACGTCCCTCATCCCCCTTCTCAAGCAGGGCCGTACGGCGATTGATGCGCTTGGCAACGAGGCCGGCATCATGAGCAAGGATGAGATCAACGCGGCGGCCTTGGCTAAGTCGCAGATTGAACGGACCAAAAAGACCGCGCAGAACACCGCCGTGGATATTGGCGGTTGGTTTGCCGAGCAGTTTAACTCCATCCAGAGGAACTTGGCTTTCAGTCCTGTTGGCGCTTTCAGCGGAGTGAACAAAGGTGATGAAATAGCCGCCGGTAAGGCTTACTACGGTCGTTTTGCAGGACCAGGTGACACCATCCCTGACTTTGCAAAATCTGAAACCAAGAGGCTTCTAGATGAGATTGAAGCAGTCACAACCGCACCGTTTGTAGGAGAAACTGGGAAAAAGGCACTTATTGAAGGATACCAAGACCAAATCAAGGTTGTGAACGGGCTCATCCAACTGGCTAACCGAGAGGGTGACAAAAAGACGAACATGCCTGGCTTCCGGTCCGAGCAGCTTGCTTGGGCGACGTCCTTGCAGGCCATGGGCGGCGGCGACGTCCTTTCCGCGATGGCCCAGAACCCACAAGATATGACTGCGAAGAATACGGCCCAAACGGTCGAGGTTCTCCAGCAGATTGACCTAAAGACCGGTCAACTTATCCCCAAGGCTGCTCCTAGCCTTGAACCTGGCGCAATCGCCCCTAGCACTCCTTAACCATGGCTACACCTTATCAAATGGACCGGGCCACCCCTATGCTGGCCAAAAGGGGCAACGAACTGACCAGCGCGGTCACTCAGGCCGGCTACACGATCAACTATGACGGATACGGTTTGGCCACCATGTCCGTGAAATACATCATGGACTGGCAGGAGGACTTCAACTTTGAGCAGGACTGGAAGCGCGGCGATGCCTGCCTTGTACTTGGCTACGAGCACCTGACGCTTATCCGGGCGTCAATGACGGCCAACGAGGGGCGCACAATCACCGTGAACGCCGAGTACGTTGGCCTTACCAAAGGTACATCCATGACGTATTGGCAGTGCACCGTATCGTCCGCTGCCTCGTCCGAGCCCATCGAGTCGCACCCGAACTTTACGCGCCTTGTCGTAAGCAACATCGGAGGCATCCTAGCCGGTCCTGCCAAGAGCGACCCTTCCCTTACGCTTAACAATGCGTTCTTCGTCAACTCAAAGCAGGGGCAGGGTGCCCTTCCCGCTTGGCAGTTCGTAGGCTTCCTGCCTGAAAACGACTCGTCCAAGAAAGTGAACATCAAGGCAGGCGTTAAGACATACTTCCGTCCTAACATCACCATGAAGTGCATGGGCTACACGACCGACGCTAGCATCGCCGGCAAGGTATCCATCGCCACATGGAACGTCTTTACCGGCGATCTTGACGAGCTCAAGGTCCCTGAGCCTTACAACCGCATCGCCAGCGAAATCGACGCCAAGTACAAGGTGGTTGACCCTAACGTTCCCCGTCCTGCCGCCCGCAACTGGCTGTGTATCGCTAGCAACGTCGAGATGTATGGCGCCATCTACAAAATCCAGTGCGAGTTCATGCTTTCAGGCTGGGCCGGCTGGGATAAGGATATTTACCCAAAGTCGAGGGCTAGCATCTAACCAATGTCGCTACCTGGCCTAAAGAGCTCGTTCACCAACGCCGACCTGAACGCGATGCAGGTCACGGGCGCTTCTGGCGTCAACAACTTCTCCAATGGCGTCGGTCAGGTTCGCACAGACGTCGGCCAAGTGTTTCTTGAGAACACCCAGATTATCCCAGGTAATGACCCATTCCCTTTTCAGGTGACGATCAACGAGGTCGAGCCTGGCATCTTCGAATACAGGGTCTATACTGGTACGGTCAACAACGTCATCCCCAAGATTGACGGCAAGGCCTTGAACGACCCTACGGTTGCCGGCCTGCCTGAACCATCGGGTGAAGGGGATTACAGGATTGCCATCAAGTGCTACGCGGACGCGCCTCCGGTCAGGTTCCCTAAGACCAACACGGAGATGGTCATGATCAGTCCTTCCGAGTCCCTGTTGGACACGGACTCCTACGGCTACATCGTCGTGGCCATCCTCTATTTGACCGCCCCTGGACCTAACCGTACGCGCAGTCTGCAACAGATGGTCAGCAGCAGCTTGTGGGCCGAGCGACATAAATACACTCAGCCAGGCACAGCTTGGTACTACTTCTACCGGGTATGATTGAGATTAACCCAGTCTATGTTGCTGGGGAGTTCGGCATAACACTAACAAGACGCCGTGGCCCTTTTGCAGTCGCTACTTTGTGGGCAAAAAAAAACCTAGTTCCTCAGTTTCAGGAACCTAGCTACGACTCATTCGGATACAACATTCAGGTAAAGGAAGAAGCTGCCTATCTGGAAAACTTGCGAGACTCGACCATGAGGATTGGACTTACTCAGTTGGATATGGACTCCAACAGTCGTGGAGGCGGCTTCTCATCGCTTAGCAGCAGGATTACATATGAGTCCATAGCGGACGGCTATGTGACAAAGAGTTTTACCCGCGAGCCTTTCCATTATTATCTTACTGAAAGCGACGAATATCATAAGCCTTGGGCCGGCGTAGGTGTTCATCTGATCTGCGAGGCAAACTGGGTCACGGTGACGACGGTGACTACATATACGCCTGGAAGCGACCCTGTGGTTGTGACGACTGAAACCAGCGTTTCGCAGGACCTCACTTTCAGCCGTTCGTTCGTGGCCGATGATTGGGTCTATGATCCGCTGTACCCATCCCAAATCTATTATAAGCAGGGAACTGCTTTTTATGATGGGACTGATTGGGTTATCACTAACCCAGACCTCGTTTCGGCCGAGTTCCAGTATTACGAGCAGACCTATACCATCGTTTATGACCCCCTTGGAAGTGGCGCCTACGTTGAGACGAATATTCAATCAAACTTAGTGCCTGTGATTAACAATCCTTTCTATGCAACGCAGCCTTGGGTCTTGGATTACTGCACAAATCCAGGCTTTTGGTTCGGCTAAGCCTCCAAATAGGCCGTTTGACTATCGGCAAAGGGTAGGCTTATGGCTATCACGACCACGAAACTCTGGATGGCGACGGCTTCTAACCGTCTCGTCAATAGCGCTACCTCGTTCGCGCCCGCCCAGAGCCCCGTGTTCTACCAGGGCAATACCTCCCGCGTCGAGCTGCACATCGTCTCCGTAGGCGGGGTAGGTACCACC